GTACATAGTCCAACTGTATCTGTTGAACAATCTACAGCTTTACTAGAAAAGGATAGGGAGACCGATATACATAGCCATAGCCAAAAATAAAAACTTTTTGAATTCGCCATCGCTCACATCCTCATTTACATTAATCTTTAAAACATCATCTTTAAATACCGTACTACCTTCTGGTATCATGTCTGGATTTGATTTCCATTTTTCCAAAGCTTCAGAACCAATCGCACCCATGTATGGTGGTGGGGTTCCTGCCATTACTAAACTGTCAAAAACTCTTGGGTCAGTTGCAAGTAATGAAATTGAGGCAACTTTAAGGCCTGATGCATATAATTGGCGGGAAAGCTTCAAAAGTTGACACAGCTCATCGTCTACAACTACGCCTGTAGCGATACCAAGTATGTTGGTTTGTATGGCACCAGATGTAGCTACCTTACAAATATCAGAATTGTTTACAACAACACTTGGTGCACTTGCGGTTGGTACCGATTTATCCGTTACCACCGTTGAACTGACCGTGTTTGTCTCTGCGCTTCTAACATCTGTTGAAACAGCAACAACTGTTATAAAAGCTAACAAAAGAAATAGTTTTAACATTTCCAACGTTTTCTAGCTTGTCGTAGTCTTGAATTTGGATTAGCCGCAGCTTTTGGAAATTGTTTCATTTGTCCTGCACTTCTTGCACAATAGGATTTTCTTCTTTTAGCAGATTTAGAACCTGGTTTTACTTTACCTGTAACTGCTGTTTTTAATTTAGAGCCAGGATTCATTGCTCTATACTTTTTAACTCCCGCTCTAGTCATTCCCGCCCCCTTTTCAGTAGGGCGGAAATTTTTTTTATTTTTCTTTGGTTGATTATCAGCCATACTAACCGATTACAAAAAATACTGATGCAATATTTGTTAGTGTAGCATGTGGGTTAGTTTTAAAGTTTAAACCCTCAGAACCAAAATCTATATTTTGAGTTAATGTAGCTCCTGCTGGTGTATTAATGGTTGCTAAAGTTGCCCCACCACTTGAGTCTTTTAAAACAACAGACCCTGCACTGGCAGCACCTATAATATACATAGACAATACTCTAGCTGGAACTGATGCAACATTACCTGTAGCAGTAATAGTTGAAGTAGATACTCCTTCAGTTGTATAGATCATTCCCATACTAACCTCTATAAGTTTCTATTTTGAATATACTCTACAGTTAAAACACCTTCTCCGTTTCCAGCACCTGGGGAAATGAAAACAATAGTAACGTCAGAAGTTCCAACGTTTTTCCAGTTTGCTTCTGTGCCAGTTGTAGCGGCAGTCATGTTAACTAAACCAACTGCAGCGCAGTTCATTGCATCAACGTATAGATCTGTATCACTTGCAATACCAACATCAAGTGTGTTTGTGCCATTATCAAAAGCAGTAGTTACTAAACACTTTATGTCTACTATTTGTGAATTAGCAGGAATAATAATTGAAGTTGTGCCGAACGCATTTACTTCAGTTACTTCTGCTGATTGTGCCATAACAACAAACCCTGTGTTTGTGCCTGCGCCTTCTCTTATAGTCCCAGCTTTTACTGGTCCTGAAAATGTAGTTGTACCCATGTCAACCTCCTTGTAGTTGTCTTGTTAAGTCTTGAGTAAATTGTATTGTAAAACAAAAAAGGCGCTCTTACAAGCGCCTTCTTTTCCTGGGAGGATCCAGTATTTTTTATGAACCTTGTGAAGCGTAGACAGCTCTAGGATCTGAGTAACCAAAGCTGTATCTCTCTCTAGCTTTGTATCTCATGTTTCCTGTGTCAAAATCGCCTTCCATGCCAGTAGCAAGGGCAGCTCTTACAAAGTGTTTAAATCCATTAGGACAATCTGTTTTAATGAAGTATGCATCCGTATCTGTTAGATAATGGTTAACTGTGTAACCACCTGGTAGCATCCCCATGTTTTTCAGAGCGTTAATGTCGTTGTCAGCAGTACCGACTCTTAGAGTAGACTCTAAGATTCTATCAGCTACAAACTGCAAATTAACAGGAATTATTAATTTCTGTCCTTTCATTGCAATTTTTAAGCCTCTTTCGTCGATAAAACCAGCAATATCAATCATCGCTTGTTCTAATGAGGTTTCGTTAAGGTCTGCATCAGTTGCACTTCTGTTTGAGAAAGTACCACCTAGTGCTGTTGGGTGAGCAGTGTTAGCTAATGTAACGCCGTCTCCACCAGTTACTGTGAACGCATTGTTTAATACGTTAGCACCCCTAACTTGTTTTGTGTAAGCCATAGATCTTGCTAGGGCTTTAGTGTAACGAGCTGATAAGCTGTCATATAAGTTGTCTTCAACAGCTTCCTCAGTTAACGCAAATGCTAGTGCAATTGTGTCATGAGTGTATCTAGCAGTAAAAGATTCAGAAGCGGTATCAAAACCAACTGCTGATCCTTCTGCTTTTACATTAGCTTGTCCGAATCCAACCAACATAACTTCTTCTTCAAAAGCTCTGTCACTTGTTTCTTGCTCAAAAATTTGAGCTGCTTCGTTTTCGTAGCGTGCGTACTCCAAACCGAACAGGGCATTCAAACCAGGTTCTAGTTCTTTGGCAAGCTGTGCTCTATTAATAGCCATATCCTAATCTCCTATATTCCTGATGTTGAGTCCATATAATGAACGTTAAGTTTTACGATCGCTAATCGACCTGCTACAGTTTTATCAACTGCGCCTGCATCCACGGAAGCTTCGTCATCGAACCCTACAATTTTACAGTTCAATGTCGCTCCTGGAGCAGCAATAGTAGCTGTAGCTAGTTCACCAAGTGAATAACCGCTAGTGTTAGTACCAGTGGTAGCTGTTGCAAAGTTTGCATTAGCAAATAATGCACTATCAGGTAACGCACCATCAGCATTAATAACAAATAATGCATGTGGGTTATCTGCTACATAAGCTATAGCTTCTGTTGACGGCATGATTGCCGAGTAACCAGGCCAGTATGGTGCCCATGTTGGAGTTCCATCAGTTGCAATGTATTTACAACCCATGAAAACACCTAGTAAAGGTACCGTGCCGCCTGCGGCAGCACCTACGATATCTATTAACCCGCTAGCTAGAGGGATGACTGGAGAACCAGTCCATATTAAACTTGTTGTTCCGCTGCTTGAGCCTTCAAAGTTAATAGGATACGCATTAACGCCTTGGTTATTATAATTTGAGCCTGATCTTTCGTAAGGACGAAGACCAAAAGCTGCATCTATATTAGCCATAATTTGTCTCCTTTAGACAATGTTGGTGTAACATAGATCTTAACCATTAAGATTTTTTGTTTCCACCAAATTCTACCCGAGACTGCCTTTCTTGAGAAATTGGCATGGAGGGGTGCTCTTCCCTCATAAGGTCGTTGTCAACTGATTTTTGTTGATCGTTAGTTAAATTAGCAAAATATTCATCTCTTGCTTCTTTAGTTTCGATCGGACATCTCATTAACATTAATCCACCTACTGCAATAATACCCTTAAATTTACCCTCTGTTAAATGAGGTAAATCTACTCTGTCTGGATATTCGTCTGCTCTCACAGGTTCATATCCTGATCTAAGTCTAGCAACAACGTTCTTATCGTCTGCTGTTCCTCTGAACTCAAATCTTACCCACCGATGGTGAAAACCTTCTGGTGGTTCAGGGGCATCTAAATTAGATGGTGGAACCCAACCTTTTTTACGAGTTTGTTGTTCACGGGTCTCTAATTTGCGTGAGGTTTTTTGTTTACTATCTGTAGTCATATTACGCCTCCTTCACGTGTTTTGCGTACTCTTCGAGCGGCACACCGAGTTTTTTTGCGATAGCTACCTGTGAAGGTGTGAGTCTCACAGTGCGGCGTCCAGTGGACGATGTTCTTACAGCAGAAGCAACTTTTTGCCTTGGTCTGCTGACCTCCCCTCCATCCGAAAATTTATGGGGAAACTCTTTACGTATACGTTTATCTATTTCATTATAGTACTCATCTGAGGTTACGTCAAATCCTTCTGACACTATTTCATCATGAAAAGACATTGCAGTATAGGTCATAGGCTTATCATTCCCAAACCATTTATTTTTTTCTGCCCATTCTTGAGCTTTAGGATCGGGTTGTCTTTGTTGCTGTCCTCCTTGAGATTCCCAAGGTTGTTCATTTTCAGGTTCCTCTTTCACAGCCTCAGCTTGAGCTTGTTTTTGTTTTCTTATTTTTAATCTTTCTTGTTCAATAGCTAATTTTGCTAATTCTTGTTGAGCAAGTACCTGTTTTTCAACATCACTATTTTCTACTGCTTGTTGAAGAGAAGCTTTTAATAAACTTTCATTTGATGTTAAACGTTCTTCATCTGAAGCAATTCTTTCCTTAGATGTTATAGTTGAAAAAGATTTTAAATTTTTATTTTCTTGTTGTATTTTTTTTGCGTAATCAATAGCAGCCTGTTCTCTTCTCTCTGCTTCACGCATTTTTTTAGTAAGTTTATCAATACGTTTTTTAACTCCTACACTATACTCCTCTAATTCTTCTTCTTTGTTTTCTGTAGCAGGAGTTTCATTATTTTCTTCTTGAACTTCTATAACAGGAGTTTCATTATTTTCTCTTTGAACAGAATTTACTCCATCCTCTTTTAATTCTACATCGACAGCTTCTCCTGATGTGTCTATTGGAACTAATTTTTCTGATTTATTTGTTTGTACTTCTTGCATAGAATTCTCCATGTTACATTAAATTAGCTGGCAAAATATCTCTTGGATCTTCGACAACTGCCAGTACTTCATCGTCGTTGATTATACGAAGTTCACCACCATCAATGCTGAGTCTAGATCCAGCATATTTTGTAATGATAATCCAATCGTCTTTCTTGCACCACGCACCATTAGGAAATTTATCTTTATCTTGATAAGCATCTGGACCTACAGCAATAACTTTACAAATATTAGTAGCTACAGTAGCTTGCTCAATAGCAGCATCTGTAAGGTGTACTCCTCCTGCTGTCTTACCCTCTAATTTTAAAGGAAATAAAACAAGACGATATCCTGTTGGCTTTGGCACTTTTTCTATGTCTTTCTTTTGTTTCTCTTTCTTCTTACCGTCCCAAATGTGTTTCGGCATAATTAGTTTACTTGCTGGCTTATTCATCTTCTAGCTCCGTTTTTCTTAGCAGGTCCGTGAGTTCCTGTATTTCTTGTTTTAAAGCATGTAACTTTCCTGTTAAATACTTATATTCATCCCAATTTGGGACGCCTTGCAATATAGCTTGTTCTACCGCTGTTTGTCTAGCAATTAATTCTTTTTTGTAATAACTGAAAAAGTTTTCTAAGCGCATGATTTCATTTGATCCGATAATTTTTTACAACGATTTGGAGTTTGACGATTCCATTTCGAGTCTAACATTTCTAAACTCGCGCCTTCAAAATTTCGGTCCTGCAGGTTTTTCCACATATTACGAAACTTGGAAACACCTGATTTTCCAAGCTGAAATACCATTTCGGTAATGGTATGTTGCGCGGTTGTAGGCAAATCAGCAACGCCGTGTTCTTCCATCAGCATTCTTGCTTGACCTATTGCTTTTTGTAAATCTTTATCAAATACTTCTTGTAATTCTTCTTTTGTGTATGTTTTACCATCTTCAAAATTATCTTCGTGTACTACTTTATGACCCCACCCTATTGTGCGAAATCCTTCCGTATCCATATATACGTGATCTCTGAAGCCTTCGGATAGTTTTACGGAACCTGCTAATTCGTCGTATGTCATGTATATATTTTTGTTGTAGGTCTTTTATTTTTTAACATTCTGCCAAAACCTCTTGGTTGAACCTCTATATACCCTCCCATGTTCTTTTTGACAATCTTATTTCCATGTTTTTTTGCCCAACTCTTAGCAACTTCTGGCTCATTAGCATAAAGATACGCTCTTTGTTTTTTAGAGCGAAAAGGCATTAGCTTTTCTTTTTAGGTTTAAAAGCAGTCTTAGCTGATTGTTTTAAAGCTTTTGCAGAAACAGTTCCTTTGCCAGGTCGACTCGTGCCCGCTTTTTTGCGTTTGTTCATGTTGTAATAAAGTCCCTTTTTAACAGTTCTTCCATCTTTGGTTACATGAGTTCCTTTTTTAGCTTTAATAACAGATCCTTCTCTAGAACCTTTTGCCATACCACCACTTTTTCTTTTCATTGGATTATAACCTGTTACACTTTCTACAGTTGGATCTTTAGAACGACCCATTGGATTCATTCCACCACCCATAGTTCCACCCATACGTCTTTTGATAACACCTCTACCAATAAGGACGTCTTTTTTTGTTACCTTACCATCTCCACTTAAATCTTTCATTTTTTTCTTCATTTAGTTAATCCTTTCGCCTTCTCGAAACTTCTCATTCCCGCGACTCCGAGCATTGAAGTGACAATTGCTAGAAGGGGCCCAGTTTGAATTTCAGGAGCTGTTAAGTTTAATCCTGCAAATTTACTATACCATTCTATGCAGGGAGATAGAATGAATTCAAACGCTAACGCAAGGCCTCCAATCCATCCTATAAATGGTCGCCAGCCAGCAACAAATATGCTGCGATGGCTGGCTTCCTTTGCATTAACATCTAATTGTTTTTCTGCAAGCTTTTGTTGAATGCGTTGCATTAAAATCTTTTTATCTAATTTCTCTTCTTCTGATGTATGAATCTCGTCGACAACTTTAGCAATAGTTTTTAAGGCTCCGCCTTTACCACCAAGTAAACCTCCGAGAACCTGAAACATTATGCTGCTCCGCCTGTCATCCAGCTAATTACCCAGATAACAATAATAGCTACGATAGCCGCCTTGATCCAGTCCTTCATTTTCCACTCTGACCACTCTTTAACGTGTGACCATAGATCTTTTAATAGGTTCATATAACCTCCTTTATTAAAGAAAATAATTTATCTTATTTTATGACTAAAATAAACCTTTGAATGGTACTTTTTTGATTTGTACTTTACTTCTTTGTCCTTTTGGCCCAGCACCTAAGTTTTGAGTGACCTTTGGTCCTTCCATAGTAGCTGAGTAAACGTCTGCAATTGCTGTTTTATTTACATGAGAACCTGCATAAGGATTCATGTCTTTTGAAACAGTCATTTTTGCATTCGGATATAGTGAACCATTTATAAATTTTGGTTTTGGATTGTTTAATGCCATGTTATCTCCTAATGTATAGTAGGTTTTATCACTTTAATAAAATCTACAGCGTTGTTATCAAATAAAGTATTGCCATCTGCATTACCAAGCTCATCATGGTAAAGAAGAGTAGCTATACTCATCATTGCTCCTCCTATTAGTAACCTATCTTCAGAAGATTGTGAAGATTTTTCCACAAAATTCATTAGCATGTCAAAAAAACCAGTTAATTTATCTTCTGCAGTTTGAGTTTTAATTATCAAAACGTATATTCCTTTGTTCATCTATTTTTTTAGGTTCTTTTGCTTTAGTTAGGTTAACATTAGCACGTAGTTGGGCAATATCTTCTTGAGAATCAATTCTATCTTGAGCAATTTCTGCTGTTTGTTGTAATTTTTGTTGATCAATGGTTAATCTACCTTGATCATTTAGCTCTTTTCGTTGAATATCTCTTGCTTTAAGCTGTATTTCCTGTTCTTTAAGCGCGACTAACGGATCTTGGCCTTGACTTTGTGTTTCTTGTAACTCATCTAATAACATTTCTTCTAAATATTCATCAATTTTTGCTGCAACTTGTGTTTCTATTACTTGTTGGAACTGTTGTTGTAGTTCTGGAGGTAATTCACCACCATATTTTGCTGCTTCTTGTTGAATTGCTTCTGCATTCGCTGCTTCAATTTCTTCTCGCGCTAACATTGATACGTGTTCAAGTATGTGAGTTTGAAAAACTGTCATGACTTGTGGGTTAGATTTTACTAAAAGAGAAGACATTGTAGTTCTGTGAGCACTAATGTGTGCCTGATGATCTTGTCCTCTAAATGCTGTTAATGTCATCATTGATAATGCATTAGCATTTTCAATTGCAGGATCTTTTGGAGAAGGTGTTTGAGGAACAGGTAGGATAGCTTGAATATCTGTTACACCTAAAGCTTGATACATTCTCTTATACGCTTCGTATAAGTTATGCATTTCAGGATTTGTCTGTGCTAATTGTAATTGTGTTTGTGCTAACGTAACACGTTGCGACATAGAAAATATATTAGGATCAGAAACAGGCATGATATCAACACGATCATCAAAGTCTGTTGATTTAACACTAGGAACAACATCTTGCCCTACATCATATGGATAGAAAGGTTCTGTAAATTCTTTAAATACTTGAGCTAATAATTGAAATTCAATCTTCTGTGCATAGTGACATCTTTTATGAATAGCCGACATAACTCTGGAACCTCTTTCCATAAGAGCCATGGTAGTTCCAACAGGTGCATTTGCTGCAACACTATCACCGATTTTTTGATCAGCAATTGTGGCAAAACGTTGACCTGCTTGAACAACAAATCCTAATAATTGAAATAATGTTTGACTTGGTTCTTTATAAGGTAAAGGCATTAAGCCTGCGCGTAGATCACCACTTGGTGCGTCTACATCCCTGAACTCTCCTGGTTGGAGGGGAGTATCGTCGTCTTTAACTCGCAACCCTCTTGCTTTAAAACCTGCAGGGAGATTGGACAATGTACCTGCATCGATAAGTTGTCTAAGTGCTGACGTTGCAGTTCGGGAGAGACCCCCGAGCATGTGAATAAGACCAAAGCCATAAAAACCAAGACCAGGTAAAAACTTATAGTGAACAAAATATTGTTTCTTTTTATAAAAAGCATCATCTTCCGCGTAGTTTCTGTAAATAGATAAAACCTTTCCTGATCCTTCATCAATTGTAATAATATATGGAAGTTTTATTCCATCTTGATTTTCAAAACCAGGTAGATCTAAATCACAGTGAATTTCTAATAACGTATAAGTATCGTTATTGTAATTAGTACTTTGAGTTCCCTCTATTCTATTTTTTGTTTCTTGAATACGAGAGTCTTCGTAAAAAGGTTGTATATCAATATCACGGTACATACCAATGACTTGCATTTTTTTAATTTCATTTTCTGTTCGACGAAGAACATGAGTAACTCTTTCTGCTGATAATAAATCTGTAGAAAGATAAGGAACAATTAAATCATCTGCAGGAATAAATTTTGATACCGCTCTGCCTAATGTGCCGTCAAAATAAATTTTCTTAAATGTTGAACCTGTTAAAGGTAGATAAAAAAGCATTTGATCAAGTTCAGGATCAAACTCTTCCATAACGTGCATAATTTGATAGTTCATAAAATCACGAACTCTCTCAGCTTGTTGTTCTTTTTCGGTGTCAGGTGTTCCTACAATTTGTGTTCTGACAGGTCCTCCTGAAGGTAGTAATTCTTTATATGCTTGTGCTTGAAACTGTGTAACGGATTCAGATAACAAAGGATGTGTAACACCACTTGCTCCTTGAAAAGGTTGTGATCTTTCCTGATATTTAAATCCTAGTAAATCTAAACCTTTGCGATAAGCTTCATACCAATCTTCTCTAGAGGTTTTATCATTTTTATAATCACCAATAAGTGTACTTGAAATTTTTCCTAATTCATCGTCATCTATATATTCCGCTAAGTTTGAATCAAACTGTACATCCATCATTTCTGGTTCAGGATTTATAATAGCAGACCCATCTTCTTGCATTTCAACTGCTTCTATTTCCATATCTGGAGTTTCAATTGTAACTCCTTCTACTTCAATTTCTGTGTTTGGTTCTCCTATAGGTCTTTCAACTGCCATTATGCTACCTCAAATATATCAATATTAGACACAAGTCCACCTTTGGCTTTATGTGTTGCAAATGATTCTAACATTTCTTCGGTAATCTTGATAGCGAAAACTGGCTCCATTGATTTTTTATCAGGAATAGAAATTGGTTTAATTTGGTAATTTGGATTTGTTCTTATCAGATCTCGAGCTTGATCTTCATTTGTCAAGGTAGCTACCATATTCCCATTTTGATCCGTAACTTGGTATTGTGCTTTCGATCCTTTTTTTACCTGCACAGGCATGGTAATAACTTCTGAGTTATTTTCTTTCGCCTGCTTTTTTAAAATTTTCTCTATGGTAGAGGTGTAGTGTTTACCCTTTTCGTCAACCGCACTTGGTCCTCCGTAAAACTCATCCATTCCGATACCTTTGTATTTAGAACTTTTAAACTCCCCTGTTCTTTTAAATATGTCAAAACGTTCTTGTTTATCAATGTCACGTAATTCCTTTGGTGTAGCGGCATTACCATTAAAACCATATCTTTCAATAACAGGATTAGAAGTTGCTGTGGCATAGTAATCTGATGCGTCTGGATCTTTTAACACATATTTCCTGTATGCTAGTTCATATAAATCTTTTTTAATTAAAGCATCTGCCCACTCTTCTCTGTTCTTTAATGGTAGGTCAGGAAACAATCCTGACATGGTAGCTCCGTCAATTGTCATTACTTCATTTAACATTTTGTCAATATTATCATTTAACAATGTTCCAAGTTGAGCTAACTCTGCATCATCAAGCTCACGTGTTGCAATATATTTATTAACAAGGTTATCTACCTCTTCATCTAGTCTTAACATTTGTTGATTAAGCAATTTCATTTCTTCAGGCGATTTTTCCAATGGTCTAAAGACTGATTTGTTTTCTTCAAAGAAATTAATAGCTGCTTCAGATACACGGTTAAGACCCTGTAAGTTTGTTGATTGTTTTCCTTCTTCTTGTATTTTACGAAGAGCCGCGGCCAGTTGTTGTTTACGCATGGCTGCTGCCTGTAGAATATCTGATTGTATCTCATCGGCATACGTCACACGAACCACGCCACTCGGATCAACGCCCGACCCTTTGGTTATCTGTTCTTGTAACTCTCTATTTTTTACAACGAGCTCATCCATTTGATTAACTAAACCTGGGCTTATCTCATCTAACTGATCTGCATATTTTGCTATGATAGATAGTTTGGGAAGATCAGAACCAAAATCAATCATTATGTCATTAATGTCCGCTTGACTCATTCCTCGTTGATTAGCTAGTCGTTCTATTTTACTTCTTGCTTCAGCATATAAACCTTGTAAACTTCTTTCGTTTTTCGTTTTTTCTTTTGTGAGTTTACTTACATTTATTTTTGTTTGTGGTCCTTCTACCTTTGGTGGTACAAAACCAAAACGGTCCGTGAGCCGCGTCCAACCGACAATGTATGTATCTTGTTCATTCGGTATCTGAAATTCATGACGATGTACTTGTTCTCCACCAAACATGGATTGCGGATAATCGCCCGAGTCACCTGGTAACTTATCACGGTTCATGTACAATATTCTTTCTCGTTGACTGCCTTCAATAAAACCAGGTTCCGCGTATCCTGAGTAACGCACATTTACCGCGCCATTAGGATTAATAATCTCGGACCCTGGCCCTGTTGCGTGTACTCGCATACCGCTAATTGGAGCTGTTCTAACTTGTGTCAAGATTGTGGCAGTATCTATGGGATCAGTATCTCCAAATAGTTTTAGTATTTGAGGAATACGGTAATCCATTGATTCTGATTTACGAATATTATTTTTATTTAAGAAATCAAAAAATTCTTGTTTAGAATTAAAAGTCTTAGGCGTATCAGGTCGTGATAACAATCTGTCTACATCAGAATAAAATACTGATGTCATTGGTTGTTTAGTTATTGGTGTAGTAGTAACTGACTCTTCAATATTTATTCTGTCATTTGGTGTTGGATCAAATATATCTTCAGTAGATCTTTTTATAGTTTCTGTTTCCAAACTTTCTTTTTGTTTTTTTGTAGGATTTAATAATTTTTCTTTTGGTGTAGGTATAGGAGCTGTTGTATGAGGTGGTGCTTTACCGAACAGTTTAAAGAAAGGTAGCATAAGATTGGCTGTTTGATATGAGCCTTCTGGCAAAGAATCTTCTGGCGCTTCAAAAATATCGAGGTCCTCGGTTACATCGCCACCGTAAGCAAAATTTTTAACACTTCCTCCTTTATTAAAATTTGTCATTTGCTGCATAGCCTCTTTTGATATAGGACCTCCAAGATTAAACATGTCGGCATAAATAGTATATACCTCATCTACTTGTTCTTCTATACTTTTTCCCGCATTAGGTTTGTTAAATTGATCAGGTATTAAATCCGATACTAAACTTTTTGTTTCATTGTTAGCACCAATGTAATCTGAATATTTAATATACTTTGCAGTGTTTCCCGTTTTTATAGCAACATAAGGCTCCCCTATGTGAAAATCTACTTTTTTATAAGTTTCAGAAAAAGCATTTGTCATATTTTTAATTTTTTTACTTAACTCTTGTGCTTCTTGTTGTAGTTTGTTTTTCACCATAGGATCATTAACTCGAGAAGCTTCGTATAACTTATCTACTATATCAGTGCCTACACTATGAATTTCTGCTTCCATTTTTGATTTATTTTTTACATCAATATCAGATAATGTTTTATTTGGTGTTAAAGTATCTACAGCACTGTGAGGTCCCTCCATTGTAAAACGTAAATTGTTATTAGAGTTTGTACCACCAAATCGTAAAGGTTGAATGTGATCTAAACCATAAAAATGATATTGACCAAGATCTTCTTCAAAAAACTGACGCATGTCTGTTATTTTATCAGCTACGTATGAATTTTGTTTTGTTAAACTATTAAATGCTTTTGTGTAATTTTGACCAGAAATGTCTGAAATATTTTGTTTCATATACTGAGCAGGATAACCTGTTACAAGTTCTCCATCTGGTATTTCTAAAAACATTTCTTTTGCTGTCTTGTCTCCTCCTCTTGCTCCCTCTCTTACTGTTCTTGTATTATCTTCATTTACAAATACTTTACCTTTACCCCCTTTTGTAGATGAAGGAATATCAAGTACTTCATCTCTACCTTTAAATTTTAATATGGCATTAGCTGCATTTTTATAAAAAGGATAACTTGTATCTGAAGGTTTTTTTGTTTTTGGATTAAGTTGTTTTATATAAGCGTTCAAAAATTTCACACTATAAGGTTCTGCTGATGTGTCAGCATCAGCTGCTTTAATTAAATTATCTGTAAGATTTACAGTTTTTGCTGTTGGTTTTCTGCCTCCTTTAGGTTCAATATAAATATCAAAAATATCTTCTTCAAATTTTGGAGATCTTCTTCTAGCGTCTTCAAAGTTGTCTTTTAGTTTAGTAAAAGCATAATTAACATCTCCAACCATTCCTGTTTTTTCAGGAAATATATTTTCTAATTCTTTTTCAGCTTCAAATTTTTTTAAATTACCTTTTCGATGATTTTCTAAAACATCTAAAGCCTGTTGTTTTTTTAAAGGATCAGGATTATTTAAAATATATTCATAGTTTAATGTCTTAACAAACTCTTGCGCTTTAGGTTTTCTTTTCTTTTTTACTTCATCAAGCTGTGCTTGTTTATTAAATTTATTTAATAAAGAATTTTGTGTAACAGTATCTACCTCCCCTCCTAAATCTTCAAATAAGTCCTGACCTGTTTTTACATTAGGAGAAAGAGCAGCTCCTACGCCAAGTTTGTCTTTTGCTTCATCAGATAACTCTTCAACATTTTTTGCACCAGCATACTCATCAATAAATTTAGGATTTGACACAAGTGCTTTTGTTGCACGACTAGCGGCAGCTTCTTCTGACACACCTTTTTTCGATAACATTTTTATAACATTATTATACGCTCCTTTAGCTAATACTTTTCCACCTGCATATACACCTCCTAAATCCAAAGCTACAAGAAAAGCTTCTAACCCCTCAAGAGGTGTAATAGGCTCTCCTAATTCCGCTTTTGCAAAAGTTTTTGGAATATTTTCTCCAATACCATACTGGCCAATCATGTACATAATGTTGCCACCTGGCAACATCTGTCTGTTCACTGGGCCGAGTTCCTTGAGCCGTTCACTAAAATCATACACTTTATCGGTTCCTTGAGCTATAACTTTATACATTGGGCTAAGAAATTCAGGATAGGGAAGATTTCCTGGCGTTGTCATAAATCTGCCTAATTTGTCAAAACCTGAATCCATATCCACTACATCTTTTGATGGGGGTAACGCCTCGTCAATTTCAAAAATATCTATGTCTTCGTATTGATCCATTAGTAATACTGCCTTTGTTCAATTATACCCAAATTATCATCTTGATAGTCTGATTCTAATTGGATGAAGTTTCCTTGCCTGAAACGCAACAACGCTTGTGTTGTTGAATCGACTAAATCGTCATGATCACCATAAGGGAAAGCAGCGCATTCTTCAATAACTTCTTCAGCCCAGCGTTCGTCGGGTGCCCATACCTGACCCGATTCAAAAATAGGAGCCACGGAGTTAACACGAACGTGCTTATCATTGCCCTTACTGGGCGTATAAGTAACTACAGGAATTCCTAGTTGACGTAGCTCCTGTGTTAAGGGCATACCAGAAGCTTTCGCTTCGATCAATATTGTTTCGGGTTCCCAGTATTGATATTCTTCTAACGCAATCTTTTTTAATTCAGGAAAGTCATATCTGCCTTTATGCATTGCTAAAAGCAACACGTGCGGTGGGCCGTCTTCCTCGGGCTGAAATACACCCCATGTTGTTATTGCACTAAAATCTGCGGTCTCTCTTTTACTAAATGCTGTGTCATAACTTTGTATCACGTGCATTAAATCTGGTAATGTATCTTTTGGCCACATTCTCCACCATTCACGTTTAATTATAGATCCTTCCTCTGAGGTTGGCGATTGTTGCCATTGTGCTTGCCACTTTTGTTCGGACAGCGATGCTTTAACCCCTTCTAGTTCTGAAAGTTTCCAAAACTCAGGCCACATGGGTTTATCATTCAGTATGGCAGGAAACTCGACCACGTCCCACTGATCGGCATTTGCATTAGTTTGTGCATTAATTAATTTTCCCGTAAGATCCTTTGTGGACCATCTTGTCATAACCACGACTATCGAACCGCCAGGTTGCAAACGCTGTCTAGGTCCTGACGTATACCATTCATAAGCATTGTCCATAGCTGTTTGACTGAGTGCATCTTGCTCGGAATGTGGATCATCAATGATTAACAAATCAGCACCACGCCCTGTTATCGCACCACCGACACCTGCAGCAAAATACTCGCCACCTTTATTAGTAGTAAATCTACCTGCTGCTTTAGAATCTTGTGATAAACTTACGTCAGGAAATACATCTTTAAATTCTTGTTGGTCAAATAGGTTACGAACCTTTCTACCAAAGTTATATGATAGTTCTGCTGTGTGAGTTGTTTGTATAATTTTTAGCTTAGGATTCCTACCCATCATCCACGCAGGAAAAAGGTTAGATGCAAACTCTGACTTTGTATGTCGTGGTGGCATATTAACAATTAATCGTTTTATCTTTCCACGTGAAACGTCTTCTAGTTTTTGTGCAAATATTTTGTGATGATTACCTGCAATAAAGTCTGGCCAAACTTTTTTTACAAAAGTTAAATAGGAGGAACGGGACTCCTGAGCGACTTTTATCTGTAAATTTCTTAATTCGTACTTTAGTAAATCCGTTGGGATTTTAGAATTATTCATAAAAAAGTTATATCATACTCTCTGTTTGTGTAAAACCTTACCTTTAGTGTTAGTTCACAACACGACGGGCAAAATGGGTGTGTGGGTGTGTCTATTGACACTAGATCTAGTTCTGGATTGTTTGTAAGTACCTAGATGTTGTTATTGAGGTATCACCTGCCATCTGAAGCCAGGCTGCTTCAGGCTCCTGCTGCACCAGGAGTTCCTGGTGATGCTGGTGATTAGAAATAAAAAAGGGGGCTTATGCCCCCTCGCCGATCCAATTGGAATTAGGTTATCGGTTTGCTTGTCGTTGAACTATCTCAAAAAGTTTTTGTTTAACTCTATTACCCCATTCATTAACGTACTGCGGTGCGTTAGGGTCTAGGATAATAGTTTCAACTTCACTCTCTAAGACTTTATATAAAGCCTTATAATCTAGTCCGTCTATGTGGTTAGCTTGAACTTGATTATTATTATCAACTGCTTGAACGCCAAAGGCATTATTAACTGCTGATAATTGTCGTGATAAGTAGTCATCATTATTCGGCATTTTGATTTCTCCTTTCTAATTAACTTCTTACTCCCATTTAATCTTATAGTCAAACTTTTATTTATTTATTTGTGTATATCTTTTTACTTGACAACAACCCCACAGCAATTCCCGTGCTTCGCATGGTGTTATTATATTAGTGTTAGTCTTGAGGCATGAGTAATGGGCAATGGACAATGGGCGTTAAAAAGGGGGCGAGTACGCCCCCACATTGACGACTGAACTAAAGTGTCAATTAGTTTTCCGCTTAGGCATGATTGGAACTAAGCGGAAATTCTGAAGTCTGCTACTTCGTCTATCGTAGCTTTTTTGTTTCTTGATACTGTTGTTTCGGATAAAGGCATAGCCTGTATCTGTTTATACTGCGTTGGTACTTTGCATTGATGATACGCAATCTCGCCGAGTTTCTCCTTGACAAGTTGGTTGTCAATCTTAGCACCAAGTTTCTGTGAGACATGAAGCGAGTAATCCCTTCCATGTAATAGGTTTGCATTTTCACTCATAGACAAATCTATCATCAGTTGTCTGTTGACTTTAATAAAGTCTGCCAGAACTTTCTGCATTGTCAACGCTCGACCATACGCGTCAACGATAGCTTGTTTATTTCTTTTACTTACACTAGCGGGGCTTTGTTGTGCCTTCTCTAGTACTTCAATTATATTAACAGCTTTTGACATTTTATTTTCCTTTCGTCTTTCTAGTTAATACTCCCTTTATATCCCATGTTATTACACCTGTCAAATCTTTTTTTATTTTTTTTTTCCACAGGAACTTCCGTGCCACGCATGGTGCAGCGTTGTGTACTTATATATCTTACCTTGCACTAGGGTAGTAGCAATGGAGAATGGAGATGGAGCTGCACGGCAGCTACCCGCGCAGCAGGATCCAAGCAGCCAGAGCTGCTGCGCCAAGAATGGGGTGGTGTATGGAGAGTAGTACGATTAATATCAGCAGCATCAGCCAATCATCTCCTGCATCTGAGTCCAGGCAGCTGCATCCTGGTCCACCTGCACATGCGCACCGTCGCCCCAGTCCAGGTACCAGTATTCCAAGCGATGTAGTTCCTTGTGCTCGTTAACGTACCCGCGGAGCTCGTCGCTGGGCCCGCCCCAGCTAAACTGCCAACGCCAGTACCCTTCTGGTTGGTCGTTGAATGTATGTGGTTCTACGTAGTCAAAGGCTAGCGCTTCGTACTCAGGGTTCTTCAGGTCTTCCTGCCTGTCTTTCCACCGTTCATCCACCAGCTCAGCGCAGGTGGGTTCTTTCTTTATTACTGTTACAGTTTCTGTCATCTTGTTCCTTTCTAATGTAGGTGAGTCAGGGCTTCTGGCAGACTGCTCTGCTTATGGAAGCCCGTGGGTTCTCCTCAGCTCCTGACTCGTGTGGCCGTTCATGAAACTTCCAAACGGATTCGGTAGCCACAGGTATGTATATAGTCCCATCTTATTCGATAGTCAAGAG